TAGAATCAACTGCTTTTTGAGCATGTCATATAGCAATTCGCAGAACTTGGTGCGTAGTCTATGCACAAATTTGGTGAATCTGACTTCATCACGGGTGATTTCCGTGGATCGACCAAGCATGAACTGCTTGTCCTGCTCAAGACGGCTTACGGGCACCGACAATGCACGATATACTTTCTTTTGGAAGTATATCACATCGGTCAATTCTCCAAGATTCTGACCGCCCTGCAATGTGGTGATCTCGGTTCCTCTGCTGCCTTCACGGCGGGGAAGCCAATAGTCCTCAAGCATCGACATGAACTTTTTGTCATCCCGAACTTCGCCGGTAGAAGCATCATATGTCAATCGATTGCGATAGCGATTCATCAAGTCTTTGACATACTGCTCTGCTTTTGTTTTTGGCAGATTACCAACATCTATGTAAAAGATTCTTCTTTCGGGGGCACGGCTGATTCGATAAATTACGATTGCGTCTTCCAACATTCGTAATTGGTTAAGAGGCTTGATTGCCTTGTGCAGGAAGCCTACGGTTCGCTTATAGCGGCTGTCCATGAGTCCTGACGAGCAGAAGGCAATTGCATCCTCGCTGATCTTGATTCCTGCCACATTGCCGCCTGCACGGGGATTATCCTTGTTGTAAAGATAGAAATCACGGTATCCCGTGATGATCTTTGCTCCCGTCTTCGTGGTTTCCTTGGTGTATTCACGAATCTTCTGAATATTCATCGGATCCACATATCGCATCTCAAGGATGCCTTTCTGTGGATTTTCCTCATCGATGATTAGATGGAAAAATATCTTTCCATCGACATACCAACGGCGGAATATTTCCGATCCCTTTGTCTCAAACTGCATCACACGGAGAAGGTTGCGGAATTCTTCGTGAATTCTTTCTTTCACATTGTCGCTAGCCTTGAGGCGATCCAACAGAATCTTGATCGGGGCTTTCTTTTCGCCCATGATGACCGATTCATTGACCACATCATCCACGGCAACCTCAACGATGGGATCCTGTGCCATCTCGCGGTATTTCATGGTCAATTCAAAATCATTACGGACTGTTCCGTCTAGATCAATGTATTGACCATAGAATCCACCCGCCTCAACAGGAATAGCCCCGTCATCAAATGTCGGAACGACAAATGACTTCAGGGACTTTGCCTGCTTTTTTTCTTGCTTAGATCGCTCTAGGCGAAATCCAAAGAGTTCCATTATGTAGATACCTCATGACCTTTCAATTAGGTTGTTACGCCTTCAACTTCGAAGTATTGATATGCAATCGTTACATCGAATGTGGAGGGTTCAGACTGTGCTGCCATGTCCATGGTCGTTTCCGAGATGGTGCTTGGCCAGCAACCTACCATCTTGTAACGGGCAATGGGGTTTCCTTCACGGGTGAGTGGCGTAATTGTCCAATCGGTCATGAACTGATTCATTGCGTTTGCACCAATATTTGTTCTATTGGTGTTCATGATGTTCATCCATGCCTCGAAAGACTTACGCAATCCGTAACTTCCGTCATTGTAGCAAGTGATCGACCAGTCATTGAATGTGCGGTCGCCGGGATATTTGAATGGGCGACCCATATAGAATGCCTGATTGATATTGAGTGTGGATTGCGGAATCTTCGAAGCCTTGCAGAGGAACGAAACCTGAGAGGAGGGATTACCCCCTCCTACTGTTGCTGCGATTGCATTGATTGCTCCTGCAAGCGCCCCACCCAAGAAACTTCCTGCTACTGCGGCAGCACCCTGAATTGCCTGAGTGTTTCCGCCGGGAAAGTTGCCTTGGACAAGAAACAGGTTGTTTCTGGCAAGACCGTTGATGAGATTGGCACGGAATGCGTCTATGCTGAACTGTGACATTTAAGACTCCTTATGAGTATTTAGTATGCGTATCTGCACTCCAAATTAGGCACCAACCTCGCTGAAGTTCACGCCAGTTCTAGTGGCAACGAAATTCAACTGAATGAAGTTAATGCTGCGTGTTGGCTTGATGTAGATGTCAGCCACAAATCGATTGCTATCGATTACTTCAGGTGTATTGTTCTTTTCATCGCAAACAACCTTGAAGTCAATGATACCTCTACGAGCCTGAACATCACGGAGGAACGGTTCGACAAGCGAACGGAACTGTGCCCGTGTGAATGCATCGTTGAACTCAAAGAGGCTATACTTGGCGGCTGTGGAGATTGCCTTCTCAAGCACGATGAACAGACGGCGCACATTGATGCGGTCGAATGCCGAGGGCTTGGTTTGTGCAGTCTTGTCGCCATAAAGAACTGTTCCCTCACCGGAGAAGGTGGTGACTGGGTTTACATTGTTCTTGTATAGCGTGTCTCTTGCAGCCTGACGGGGTTGATATGCCAACTTGATGACACCGCGAATCTGACCACGGTTGAAGCCTGCGGGGCTATACCACGGATCAAAGTTCACATCTGAACGAGCGCAAAGTCCTGCAATGTCTCCGTTCAGCGGCACCCAACGATTGGTATCGTTGTAGATGTCATACATGAACTTATATCCGCTGTCGATGAACATATACGAAGACGAGCCGATTGCGTTTCTGAAGCAGAGGGCACGATCCAACTTTGCCTGATCGCTTTCGTTTGGATCCTTGTTGGGAACCGATACGAATGCAACGCAATCTTTTCTTGCGTCAACAATGTCCTTGATCATCGGTGCAACCAAGTCTCCCTCGCAATCGGTATCGTCCGGCCCACCGATTAGGAGATTGACATCCACGGTTTCGGCATCGTCAAAGAGCGAGTATCCGCCTGTGACGCTCAATCCCGAACCCATGGCAATCTGCCGATAATCGACTGTTGTTGGGCCGATTACATTCGGATCTCCATTGCTTCCTGCGGTCAAAATCCATGTTCCTACACCGAAGGATGTATTTGTTGCAGTTACGCTGGAAGTAGAAGCAAGGGAACTTGTTCCATACCACTTGAAGGAGTTGGTGCTATGCCATGCACCGGTTCCACCTTCAAAGAGGTCGTTGAACGAAGTTGCCGTACTCTTCTGAATTGCGGCGATATACTTCGATGTTCTGTTGATTTTATCAACATAATAATTGCTCTGACCATCAAAGCCAACCACACCGGGCAGGAAGGAGAGCCCCTGGAATCTTTCAAGAACAGTTCCACGGGTTCCGCTGAACATTCCCTTGGTGTCTACCACAACAAGGTGGAATTCGTCGTTTGCTCCACCAAGACCCTCAACATATTGAGTGGTGTTTGGAGCGCCATCAAACAACTCTGAATAACGCCAAGTGTTGAAATCAAAGCCATTTGCGGTATATCCTGTGACTCCTGCGCTCAAACTTGCAGATCCGCATACGCTGATGGTGAGGGTGTTGCCCATTGCTCCCGGATAACGAGCAACAAATGATCCGAGGCTATCAACCTCAAGGTTGGTGGCATCAAAGTTGTCTGCAATGATTTCTGCATCCGTGTTGTCTGTTGTTCCGGTAAACCCATAGGCATTTGCATTGATCATGCTCGGAACTCTTGCACGGACTACCTGTAGATTGTTGCCGTAGCCAAGGAAGTTAGCAGCAGAGAACCACCATTCGTAGTTCAGGTCATCTGGCGTTCCATAAAGTTGGACTAGGTTATTTTCGCTGTCAACAAGGACACGGGTGTTGGTTGGGCCCCAATTGAAAACACCTACGAAGCCTGCATTGGTTGTGGCAACAGCAGGGACAATCGTTGTCAAGTCCTTCTCTGTTACATTCACGCCGGGGGAAAGTTGGAATGCCATCTCATTCTCCTTGGATTAGTTTGATAGACGAGGGTATTTATTTGTTTCTCCATTTCACTCATTAATAAAGAATCTCATCCGCATCATCTAACCATGATCTATCCCGCCTTGATTGTTTAGGTTTTTCAATTTGTTCCCGAGAGAGAAGTCTTGCCGCTTCCTCAATTTCGTCTTCTCCAGAATCAAAAAAGCCGAATGGAGTCAGAGTTTCCTCTATTTTTTTGAGTTTTTCCTCAAATAATCGCTTTCGAACATCAAGATTTACCAAATCCTTGAAATATTCCTGTGTGGTAAGCCACCCGAACATGACCAGACATGCCATCAAGTCATCGTTATAGCCTTCTGAAGCCTCATATGAATTCTTTTTGGCGATGTATGTGCTGATTTCAGAAATGATGTCAAAATCATTCACAATCAACTTATCACCCTCAATCATTTCTTTTACCACAGAGCAGCCCATCTTCTTGACTTGACTGCTCATCTTGATTCCACTATAGACTCTTGCTCCACCAAATCCTTCTCCGACCCTTTGTCCTTTTTTTCCTTTGATCGAAATATTAATTACATTTTCGTATTCCAATTCGTCCTTGAGAATGTCTGACACCTGTTGTCCGGTATCATTGATCTCCACCAGAATATAAGATTCATTATATTTTTCGCAGATGTTTTTAATGACATTCGGAAAAATTGGAATTGGAATGGTGTTGTTTCTATATCTGGCTACAACCTTGTAGGGTATTGATGTTGCATCAACAACGACAAAGGCATTGTAATCCTTTCCTATTGCCCTGCTTGAATCGACGCAAGTGGCATAGATATGTCCCTTCACGGGATGCTCGTATACAGATAGCCCATCGTCGGTTTCAAGAATCGGTGTCTGAAAAGCCAACGCCGCAATCTTTGATGCCTTGATGAGGGTTTCCTGCGATCCAAGGAATTCACACTCGTATTCGGAAAGCCATTGCCTTTCCGATGTATTTCGAATAGTTGTTTCCTTGAATTTGTCATCCCGCCCCGGCACTTGCCACCAATGGGCTTCGACAGGCTTGAACTCCGACTTCCCATTCTTAGCATTCTGCCACATTTTATAGAACAGATTCAGTCCATTTGGTGTACTGACAATAACTGTCTTTGATGTTTTGCCTGAAGTAATTGTCGGGTATACCGATGTGAAGAATTCTTCTGCAATTTGCTCAGGAACGAATGCAAACTCGTCTAACATCAAGAAGTTGTAGGAAGAACCACGGACAGCACTTGATGATGTAGAAGAGCAAATGACTTTGGAACCATTCTCCAAGGTAATGCTCGTCTTGTTCCATTCCACGATTCCTTGCTGCAACCACTTTGGCAGATTTTCATAGGCAACCTTGAATCGATCCATGATGTCGGTTGCTGTCTTCAACTTGTTTGCAAGAATAGCAGCCTTGTAACTCGGATTGAATAGAACCAAGTGCAAAATGCATGCAATCAGGGTTGCAGTCTTGCCGCTCTGACGAGGAATTTTGCATATGGTGAAACGGTTGTCAAATACTGAACGGGCTATGTCTTTCTGAAAGTCATAGAGAACGAACGGTCTTATTCCTTCGTCAATAGTGACAACCTTGATGTATGTTTCGATAAAATATATCGGGTCTTCGGAACACTTGATGTATTCCTCCAACTGCTCTTT